CTGAGAAGGCTAATCTTAACTCATCTTTTGGTGATGACTTGTCAAAATCTAGAGTTGCTCCTGTTAATACTAGGTGAGGAGAAAGGGGAGTCCCTAGTGTAAGTTCATCAGTAACTGGGTCTATCTCAATATCTGAAACATCTCCTCTAAGAACCACAATGCTATTTAAAAACCTAGAACCTTCATACCTGTTTGCCCTAGTTGAATTTGTAAAGGTTGGGTTGTCTGCATTTGTTATAAATGCTTTGCTAGTTGTTTGAATATCTCCAGCAACGTCTAATCTAGTTTCAATTGGTACAAGGGCTGCATTGCTATACTTCCAGTTTTCATCTTTATTAAATAAGAAGATTGATCTACTGTCGTTAAAGTTTGCACTTGGGTTTGATCCCGCAGACCAAATGCCAACCTCTGTTATATCATATCTATCTAGAGTTGGAAGTTCTCCAGTAAATACAATCTTAGACACTCCGTCTTCAGTAACGTATCCTCTTGATGTTACTGGGATTCTAAACATCTCAAAGTCCAAAGATTCTTTTGATCTCATGGCAGTCATCTCAGCCTGTGAAAATGTATAAGAAGATGATACTGGATTGGCACCGCAGCCAATTGCAATATATGAGGCATAGGCTGGTGCCTGACCTACAAGGTATTTTGCCAGAATTGACTGGCCTGTATTAGTTATCATTTTTACTCCTAATTAGTAATTGTATCATCAAAATATCCCCCTTGGTTGATTATCTCTATCTCTACCTGTTCTTCGTCTTCTAGGTTAACAAGATCAATTATCAGGTTACCTGAGCCTGGCTCAAGGTAGACTATGGATCCGTTACTTCCACTACCATACTTAGGAATCTTGTCTTCAAGTTTTATTGAAAAGTTCTTAAATAAAACATCTGATGTGCCACCAAGTTTAATTATATTATTAGAGTTATACTCAAGCATTATATTCTTTAGGTTTTTAACAATGCTATACATAATATTTTGTCCATTGATAGCATCTGCCCTGGAAATATTAATCAGTTCTTGTCCACCAATGTCTTGAAATATAATTTCAAACATAGCCTCATACGCTATTGGATCGTTTAATTCATCAACTGCGTTGGGGACGGCAACCTTGGTTGAGTTGGTTTGAGCGCTTCTACCAAAGTCGTTAGTCCAGGTATAGGTACCACTTGCTTGATTTGCAGTTGCATCTATAGCCATTACAACACCTCACTTAAAAATATAGACATCTCTGGTCCGTCTTTTGATTTTGAATATTCTATATTGTATACTACAAACCTAGATCCAGTGGCCCCAGCCCTATTAATATTTTTTTCAACATAGTCTACTTCTACGATATCTCCTAGTTGAATCATAGGGTTTGCAAATATTTTTAAACCTATTGACTTTCTTGGCTTTGTTATTTTTTTAACTAACCAGGACATTAAGTTTTCAGCAGCATCGGCTGATTGTACATATGGAACATCTAAAGAAAAATCTTTTTTACCGTAAAGCATTCTGCTTGCCTTTATATCTTCATAGTTTTTTGTAACTTTATTAACAGCAGTTATGAGACCTGTTGAGTCAAACTGCGGGTCTGAAAGGTTACTATTCTTTGAGAAGTAATCATCAACAGTGTAATTGTTTGTAGACTGATTCGTAAAGGCTATACCTTGAACCCTTAAATAACTTTGGCTGCTAGAATCTAAACTTAGTGTTGTATCTGTTGTATTGAAAATTAAAAACTCTGCTCCATATGATCTAGCCCTAAATCCAGATACAGCATAGGACTTTAACTTATTGAAGGTTGGAGATAACTGTGCGTATAGTGCTGGATATGCTAAATCATATCTAAAGTTAAAAGATGCTGCTTCTCTCATGATGGTACCAAACTCGTCAAAGTAGATACTAAACTTGGGAGGTTGGGAAGAACTTATGCCAGTCAGATAGGCAGCCTGGACAGCCCCACTCATTGAGTATTTTCTAAATGAATCTTGAGCACTTATACCAGAATTACTAAATACATTTGCAACTGGAGTATCTAGTTGAAATGATGTGTTTTGAGAATAGTTATTTGCTAAGGCATAAACATTTTCAAACATAACTCTAGAAGACCCTCTAACAAAAAGTGCAAGATTATTGTATACCTTTAACGGAGAATCGTCAAAAACTGTAGCAATAAGGTTATCGTTTAGATATAAGAAAAACTTTCTTTTTGATCCGATATCCTGGTATTCTACTGAAAGGTCATACACAGTTGGGTCTTGTTCTGCTGCTACTCTGTATTGCCCTACAAACTGTCCGCCGTCTACAATGATGTTGGCAAGACCTTCATAAAGGGTAATTGGTATTGCAGGACCTGTTAAGTTTGAAGTCTCTGTTTCTAGTTTATAAAATAATACATCGTGTACATTTTGTCTTGCAGAATCGTTTACCTTGGTTGCATCTAAAGCAACTATTTCAAAGTAGTAGCCAGCATTTGTTTTTGGGTCAACCATGATTGCAATACCGCCACTACCACCTGCAATTGTGATTTTTTCATCAGCAGTTTTTCCTTGAACGGTATAAAGTTCTGAAGGTCCAACTGGTGTCTGTCCATTTTTTTCGTTATCTTCAATTCTTCCAATAACTCTAAGCCTTGTTCCAAAATGTTTAAAATTATTTGAAAGGGGCTTATAAACATAGGACAAGAAGTTTGCAGGAGTATCTGTTGTTTTAAAGCCTCCGCCATTCATAACAAGAGCAGAAGACTGTGTTGTCCCGCTCTGAGTTGAAAGCATCTTGTTTACAGTAGACTCTGAAATATATTTTGATGAAAAATAATTTTTAATAATTCCATTTCTGGTTGTCTTTAGGGCAAAGGTGTTGTTAACTCCAGCAGCAACATTTTTTGTTGTTGGTGGCACTGTCTGATCAAATTTAAAAAGATACTTGGCATCCATTTCAACGCCACGTACATTAGCGTTGTTTGACCAGTATTCGTTTAGACCAGCGTTATGCTCTGAGATGGTAGTTCCAAACTGTGCTCTTCCGTGTTTAGCAACTTCTCCATTTTTTAATTTAGACAAACCATTTACCTCTTCGTAGTTTGGTTCAGAATAAATTCTTAGAAGTCCTGTAGGATATAGTTTTCCGTTAAATGGCAAAGAAGCAAAGTAAGTATCATACTCACCCTTAGAAGTTATCCACACATCGCCAGTTCCAGAAATATTATATTGAACTGCATCAAATTTTATAATCTCTCCGTTGGCATAGAAGTAACCGTTGTACCTACCTAGATAGTATATTGCTTCTCCAAGGTCCATAGTATTATTAATTATTCTTCCATTCGATACCGTTGGAGCAACGGCTGATAAATAAGAGTTCAACGGGATTGCACTAAGATCATATGTGGAGTTGTTTTGGACCTCTTGGTTTATTGACTTTGTGCTTTCTTCCCCAGAAACTTCCCACAAAAGTACTGGCTTGTATATATACATTCTTTCCTGTTCAAGCATCTGAGTTGCCTTAATGGTTCCAACAGTTCTTTCTATATGTCTTGTTGTATACGATATTTGTCCAGCATTATAGACTTCGCTATCTTGACTAGTCAGTTCCATGATGTTTGCAAGTTTAGGCTTTGTATCTTTATTTTTAATTACATCTACTTGTGCAGAATCTGAAGATCCGTACAGAGTTAAATTTGTAGGTCTTTGTGCTGCGGTTGGCATAATAAAATCTTTACTCATCATGATAAAATTATTGTATTCGTCAAAGAACATTGCTGTTTGTGTTGAAACTGCTAGGTCCTGTAATATTTGAGCAACGCTTTTGTCTGGTGGAATAAAGAAGTATGGAATAACCATTTCAGATTCTCCCTCTACTCTTTTAAACACATAATTAGAAAATCCAATAGAGTCTAGGAGTAAAGACACAGCAGCACTTACAGATGTGTTTGTTGACAATATCTCTGGTGCAGTTTGAGATTCAAAATAGAAGTATAGATCTCTTAGTGCAAGAGAGACTACCTTTGATTGATTATCAACCTTTGGAAATCCATCAGAGTACATGGTTTTTATAGGAACATAGTAGTCTATAAGTCTTGCATCTGTCAAGACTTCGTAAAGTTTTATTTGAATATTTTTTATATTTTGATTTGCGATAATACTAAGGGTGTTGTTTTTATTAAATGCATCATCGAAATCAAAAAACGTTATGTTACCAGTTGATGCAAGAAGTTGTCCCACTGGCATTCCGCTTTGTCCTAAATCTGAGGCACTCTTATTTAAAGAAAATGATGTTACCCTATCTGATAAATCAGCCGTAAGTCTAGGAGAAAACTCAATGAGATCAAAGGATGCATCAAACTTCTTCATACTATCAACAACAATTCTAATACCAGAGATGTACTCAAACTCTTTATACTTTAGTTCTCCTCTTACGGTGTAACTTGTTGGGTCTGTTAGTTCTGTAACAAAATTAGTAAAACCATCAACAACTGGCTCTTCAAACTTCCATCCATAATTCGGAACAAATATCTTCCATTCATCCTTGTACCAGATATGATACTCTCCAATATCCCCAGAGTTTTCAACAATAAGATATGCATCTCCTTCTCTTGTCCCCACTGGTGGTCTAAGAGATAAAGAAGATAGTTCTCCACGATAAACAAATACTTCAGAATATATCTTTGGCAAGATTAACCCATATGCTAATTCTACATATCCATCAGATTGAATTATTGAGGACCCGTCTTTTCTCTTGCTCTGATCATCAAAAGAAACTGCATCTACCCAGTTATTATTTCTTAAGACTTGAACTTTCCAAACATTTGGAGTTGTTTGATTTAGTTCTCCAAAGTATGGGTCAGAGAAAGAACCTGACTTATTTGTATATCTTCCAGAATCGATGTCTCCAATATTTGTCTGCATCTTTACAACAAGTCTGTTTGCTGGAACCTTATCTTTATACACAACAAACGGTGCAGCATCTTCAATCATATGCCTTCCGTTCATTGTCTTTGTAGCCGTTCCGTACTCAATACCATTCTCAGTTCTAAATGATGTCCAGTATTTGAATGGATCATTCTTGTCTGCCATATAATATCTTGGCTTTCTTGCCATATTTATGTCAGGGTTATGTAAAAACTTTCCACCCTGAAACACTGCCTTATTAATTCCAGATCTTGGTCTAAAAGGTTTTACGCAATCTTCTAGAGAGTATAGAAGTTTTAACTTTTCTTTTTTTGGAATAAGGTTAAAGGGTAAATCGTTTTTATCAAACCCTCCATCGATAACAACATCTGCATCTGTTGCTCCATAATAAAATGCTGGAGAGGAAGTTTTATTTTCTAAAACAAATGTGTTTGGTATAGTTCTGTAAATAGATCCTGCAGTATATGGGCGGTATCTATAGTTTCCAACTGCTAAAATATTTGTAGCAATATTCATATTCCACTCAGCAATAACTAAAGACTGTGTATGAATAGAAGAACTTGTCTCTATATACTTTAGTAAATCTTTTTCATCAAACATTATGCCTCTTCCAGTGTTAGAGACACATTCCAGAAGTCAAAGTTTAAACCACTTCTTTTTTGAACTGAGTAGTTAAAGTCTGTAAAGAATACTTCTATTACTTCGTTATATTTGTTTGTATTCTTAAATCTTTCATCAACATTAACAGTTTCAAATACATCTTTAAAGTTTGTATACTTATCGTAGGCTAGGTAGACCCAGAAAGATCCACTGTGATTTTTATACCAGTCAAGTAGTTCTACTCCACCTGCACCACCATCTGTAGTAAACTCTAAAGGGTTTGTTCTTACATCTGGAATCTTTGTCATATTGGGATTTCCTTCAGCATCAAAGCCAGCGTAGGTATCAAATGCTCTAGATGGCAGCATATCCCAAGATACTGTAATAGTTAGTTTATCTGCAGTATGGTAGGATCTCATACGGCCATTGATCATTCTCTCCCGTTTTTCAATTCTGGTGGTCTTAAAGTCTATGGGTGACCTATTGTTATCAGAAAGGATTAAAAACTCGCCATAGCCATCTACAGAGGCTGATAATGACCCAATCTCGTCTCCTTCAGGGATGTGAAAACCATCTACCTTGATGCCCTCGTTATCTGCAAAGAGAAGCCCTTGGGGTCTTTGATATTTCTTACGACCTGCCATATATGCATTAGTTGCCATTAGGTTCTAACTCCTCTCATCTTCTGGGCGTCAACGCTCTTTATCTGAGCAATAACTGTTCTTGCAATTTCGTCTGGGTTTGACTCAGATTTAACGTTTACGCTAATACTATAATTATACACTGCGTCACCTACTGATTGGCCATTATTTATTGCCTTCATTTTTTCTGTGCCGTGGGATTGTACGGCAAATTTGCTCATTACAAATTCTCCAGGAGTAAGCATGGCTGGTACTATATCTGTTCCTAGACTAATTCCCCTTTGTGCAAAACTTGAAGCAACAGAGCCACCCTTAGAGTAATAGACAAACTTGTCAGATGGGGTAAACCCTCTCAAGGTTGCATTGTTAAAGGGTTCTAACTCAGCGTTTAGGGGTTCTGCTTTAGCAAAGGCCCAGTTAAAATTTTCTTTGTTGTATCCAGCCCTTATTAAGTTATTACGTGCTGTATCTGTTGCATTATTTTTATCTTGAATTTCTCCTGACATTGACTTGTATTGTCTGAAAATATCTCCATACTTTTCCATAAATGGCTTGTATTCTTCAATTTGTTTTAATGTCCAGCCGTCTGAAATATTCATGTCTTTTTTTGCTTGATTGAATTGTTTTTGCACTCCTTTAAATTTTGGATAATCTTTTATAGGAAGTTCCTCTCTTTTATCAAGTAAAGTTACTGCATCTTGAACCCACTGAGGAAGATATTTTATTAACTTACTGCGTGCATTTTTTGACCCAAGACTATCCTCTACCCCTGGGCTAAGACCTACTCCACTTTTATTTAGATTAAAATCGCTAGCCTCTTTTTTTCTTTGTTCGTATACTGCATAATCTTTGTCAAACTCTGCTCTTTTTGCAGGAGTTAATTTTTTAACGGCATCACTATTTTTATCGCTAGATCCATATTTATTTGTTAGAACATTAATAGCAAATTTTTCTTTATCTCTTGCTATTTTGTATAAATTTTTCATTCGTTCGTCTGATCCTGCTGCCACCATTGCTTTGTCCCCAGCACTCATTTTTGTCCCTGCAGCAGGTCCAGCAGCCTTTGCAGCAGCATCTGCCTTTGCTTTGGCATCTGCCTTTGCTTTGTCATCTGCTGCTTTCTTATCTGCAGCAGCCTTATCTGCAGCAGCCTTCTTTTGTGCAGGAGTGAGTGGTGTAGAGTTACCTCCACCAGAGTTTCCGCCTCCACTTTGGCTGCCACCTGTAGCGCCACCTGTTCCTTTATATTTGTACAAGGACTTAGAGTCTTTTGCTTCTCTGTTAGCCTCGTCATAAATATCTTGTGCAGCATTATCTGTAATGTCGTTGTAGTTTATATTGGCATTGTCAACTTTTGAGTTTGGCCCTGTAACTGGAGCAACTGGTGGACCCTTCTTTACATGAGCAGCAATTCCTGAGTTAATCATTCCTACTGCTGAGTAGTCGTTTCTTGCTTTTGCAGCATCAAGTTGAGCCTTCATTGATTCAAGTTCTAGGTCATACTTCTTTTTTGCGATCTCATATTCTTCTTGGGCTAATGCAATCTTTTCTTTTGCTCCATCAATAAGTTCCTTGGATTTTCCTTCATTTGTATTATACTCGTCAAGGATAACTTTCTTTTGATCAGCCATTGCTGTTGTTGATGCTTTCACAGAATCACTTTGTTTTGCGTAAAGTCCTTCACCAGAAGAAGAGTACTTGGACATTGTGTCTGTTATGCTCTTCCAGCCTACATCAATCTTATCAACAGATGCAAGCATTCCTCCCATAAGTCCATCAAAGTCTTGTCCAGCAAAAGAGGAGGCCTCTATCTTAGCAGTAATACCATCCCATACATCTTTTGTTTTTCCAAGAACAGTTATATTCTCAACTAATTTTTCTATAGCACGTTCATCGGTTGCAATTGATAGGTTGTTTTTATCAATCGTAAACTGCTTCTCGTCTACTTTTTGTTTGAATGCATATAGTTTATCTTCCTCTGCCCGTATATCAAGTTGTCTTCGCTCACGATCTTCTTCAAGGTCATAGATTAGTCTGTTTTTTTCTTTTATTCTATCTAAAATTTGTAATCTTGTGAGTAGTTCTTTTGATCCATCTGGATTAACTACTTCTGTTGTTGCTCTGTTTTCTAAGTCGTATATTGTTTGAGCATTTTGATATTGTCTTTCAGTGATCTCCTCTTTGCTTAGCCCTGAGTCTCTTCCTCTAAGATTATCAATCGTGTTCTTACGAGATAGTTCTAAAGCCTTTGAAGCATTCTCCGCATTACGTGCTGCTTGGGTTGCTCTTATTGCTTGGATTGCACGTGCTGCTGCTCCAATGTCTCCCTTAGATAGGGCATCTGCTAAATCAAGTTGTTCTTTTTCTTGTTCAACAAGTTGTGATTTAATATCTGAGACCTTGGTAAGAGCCTCTGCCTGTTCGTCATATCTCTTATTAATCTCTTCTGCAGCATGGTTCATTATTTCCATGTCGTTAGACATGATTGTATTTTCTGCATTAATTTCTGCTATTGGATCTTCAAAGGCAAGTTCAATAACATGTTGAAGATCACTTATTTCTTCTTGATATGCCTCAAGAACTCTAGTAACTTTTATCTCTAGGTCTCTTGATAATCTTTCAATAGTCTGCTCAATTGGTCTAATGGATTCAAAGGTAATTTTCTGAATTTCAAGTTGAAGGTCTTCGTTTATGCTCT